TTTCAATGCCGGGCTGGCCGTTGTAGTCGATTGCCTCGGTGACAGATACGCCAATGCCGCCAGTGCCCTCAACCAGCATGTTGCGCCATACGCTTGATCGCTTGGCGTCGTAATCCTGTTCCTCGGCAACGTAACGCAGCGCCTCTGTAGCGCCGTCAGCATCGTCCTCATGCTTTGGCGTGCGAGGAAGCGCCTTCGGGTCAATCCGCTGCTGCTTCTCTAGGCCAACGAGATAATCAATCTTGGTCTTGATCCGATTGTCGATAACCGGAGGCTGGCCGCGCTTTTTGTAGGTCGCGAGTTCTTCAGCCGTGAGTTGCTTGTTGTCCACGTAATCGCGGTCACGCTCTGCCAGCTTGCGCGACTCGTAAGACGAGTCCTCGCTTTCTTCAAACATGCGGCAGAGGTCGCCAACATCGAGCAGGCCTTTGGCCTCATCGCTCTTGTCAGGCGTTAAGCTGTTTTCCAATTATGCGAATCCTCATCGTCATCAAACGCCGCATCCCAGCGGTCACGTGCCTGCGGCTTTTCAGCGCGCGGCTTGTCGCCTTCAATCATTCGGCTCAATAGCTGGCCGACCAAACCAATGGCGTCCACCTGATCGTCGTGCTTGCCCGCAGGGAAGCTCAACAGTTCGCTTCTAAAGTCTGCATACCAAGGCGCATTGACCGGCACGTAAAGCCCGTCATTAGCCATTCTGGCGCGAATGGACTGCGCTCTAATCGCCTTGTCGCCGCGCGTCGGAAACTGCTCGCGAACAACGTAGGCTTGACGCTCACGCATCCGGCGCTCTAGGAACGGACCAACGCCTGATTTTATCTGGCCGGTTTCTTCTGCCCAGCTCATTGGCTCCCATTCGCGGACCAAATCGCAGAACGACTCAACCCATTCATCCGATGCCGCCTGCTTGCGCCATAGATCGAGGAGGTACATCCGCCCCTCGGGATCTAGGCCAACAACGGCATGCACCGTGAAATCCCCGCCGTCAGCGGTCACCGCGTAGTCAGAGCCGCCGTAAACTCGCAGCGTCTTTGGATCAGGCGCTACTGTGTAAGGACGCAGCCATTCGGCCTTGAAGTAATCGCCGTCTTCCGGCGCGGGCCGCTGCTGGTACAGCGCGGACCAAAACCTTGGCTGCGAATTGCGCTTGATCCGTTCAAGCGATGCTATCGGGTATGCTGCGGGCCACAGCGCCTCGCCAGAATCGTTAATCGCGGGAAGCTCAACTACTTCCCATTTGTCGCCGCCTGCCGCCTGCTGGGCCAGCAAGCGACCACACAGATCATCCTCGTGCATTCGGTGATTGATGACGACAATCGAGCCGCCTGGCATCAAGCGGTTGTACGCCGTGCCCGTATACCAATCCCAGACGTTCTTACGCGTGAGTTCCGATAATGCGTCCTGCATCGATGAGTAAGGATCATCGATAAGAATTGTATCGCCACCACGACCGAGAACAGAACCACCAATACCCAGAGCGTAATAAACGCCGCCCTCTGATGTGTGCCACTTGCCCTTGGCTTGGCTATCTTCCGCCAACCTCGTATCAAACACCGCCTGATATTCAGGACTGCTGATGATGTTCCTGACTTCACGGCCAAAGTCCGATGCAAGACCTTCGGTCGCGGATACCGATAGAAACTGCTTGTGCGGCTGGCGACCAAGAAACCAAGCAGGGAGCCGCTTCGATGCCAGTTCTGATTTGCCGTGCCTCGGGGGCACCAGCAGCATCAGGCGATCAATCTCACCCCGCTCAACTCGCTCTAGCTGCTCCGATATAATCCGATGATGCTCAGCAGTCCGATAGCGCGGAAAGGTGTATTCAGTGAACGCTATCAGGTTCTGGGCCGCGTCCGTCCGCCTCAGTAGCTCCGTCGCTGCCTGCGCGGCGCTCATTGAGGAAGGCGACCAGCTCTGCGCGGGTCCAGTCCGCTGCTTCTCGCTTGTCGTCAAATGTCACCGTTGATTCTTGCGCGGGCTTGCCGTCAAGCCGGTCCGCTATTTGCTGCATCGCCCAGCCTTCGCCAGCTAGGGCGAAATCAACCAACTTCTCAGCGAGGGCATTCAGCTTCTTGCGACCGTCCGGTTCTTCGCGGTTAACGGCAACGCGCACCGCGTCAGCAAACGCCTTGTCCTTTGGCTTCCCGCCTGGATTGCCCGATTTACCCTTTTGGAATGCCATTGCTCTGTGCCGCTAAGTTCCTGTAACCCAAAACATTCCCCAATGACTCGCGCTTACCCAATGGCCGGGACAGTCAATCTGAAACGTCCACTTGTCGTTAGGCCGGTTCATTGCTTGGCTCGCTGTCGGATGGGAGGTCGATGTATTGCTGATGCGTGCTGAAATCATAAACAATTGGCTTGGTGGGTTTAGCTATCAGCTTTGACCATTCGCCTATGTGCATTGTTTCTGTAGAGCCATGAACTGAGATTGTTATTAGTTCTTTGTCACGCATTAGGATTACGGACATGGCTCAGGCAAGACTCCCAGAAAGCGGGGAATGCGGACAACGAGAGATGATTACTGAGTGAGCCACCATTCTTCGCCTCGGTACTCTCGAACGAACGGCAAGTGCCGAGCCAGCAGTCTGCGCTCTCGGTAGATCCCAAAGCGATCCGACGCTAAATGCAACTGCTCGATAAATGACGGAGAAGCAATGATGTACTGAGGATCACTCAGTACAGATGCCGGAGCTTCACTCATTGTCAGCCTTCTGCGATCTTTTCTGAATCAATCAGGCTCCGAGCAGCAGCACCCCTCGAAAGGCCGCTACATGCGATCTCTTCGTTAAGGGGATAACGGGATTGTTGATCACGTCGGCACATGGGAGCGCCGCTGCTCGAACTGTGAAACTGTGGGCGGTCTTTCCCGCCAGTCACCACGGCCTCAAATGGGGCCAGCCTTATTAGGGCCTGATCGAGCGTGGTTCCCCATTGGCTCTGAAAGACACAAGCCGCCCTGCGGGTGAAACGAGGACCGGCATCTGCGATGAAACTAACCCGGCACCGCCCTTGGCGTCGATAAACGCCGGGTTAAATACTCCTCTGGCTCATCGCCCGCGTCGATTGCTCTCCACGCCGCCTGCGCTACGTTCAAACATGAGTTCTTGCGCATAGAATATCCGCGCGCCTCAATAAGAGCGATTAACCGATCAATCTCTTGCTGTTCCTCGCCATCACGACACTTGATGCCGCGCCTTGTGTCCGTCCAAATATTGTGGCGCGGGCGATCAGTCTTGATTGCCTCCTTCTCAGCCCGCAGCGCCTCTGACCGTGACGGAAATCTTTCTATCTCTATCTTCGTGACCTGATCGAACCAAAGAGCATTCTGCTTATGCCCCTTCATCAAACGCTCGACTGAATTATACGAAATCCCGACGTAAAGAAGCGTGCCTTCTCTGTCGAAATGCCGATACAATTCGCACGGTCTGACTCTTGCCACTATTTGATCCCCAAAATCATGGTCCGAATTGATTGCGCCGCCACCTTCCAAGCCTTTCGATATATATCATTCCGGTAGACCGTCTCCAATCCCTCAATGGATTTGATTGCCTCTTCCAGCACCTTTCGCGAGGCATCTTTTCGCTCCAGCTCTATCCGGCGATTGATGTCAGCAGCGTCCATCACGCCGCCCTCACATTGTCTTCTCGCGTGAAGAAGAACTTGCTCTTGCCCGGCGGCAGGAACTTGACCTTGCCGTTCTGGAACCCGCGCACAACGGTAAGTAGCTCCGAAAACTCGCCTTCCATGATCCTGACCCGCGCGCCTTGCGGCAAGGGCGGGTTATCCTCGTAGCCAATCAGAACATTTCGTTGCTTCTTTCTATTCCACCCAAACACCGGGCGACGCTCGCGGACAAAATCCCACTCGCCAGCGAGATACCGCTCCCGGAAATCCCAGACCGTTGTTTCTGAGACGGAAACCGGCGCGCGGTCATCGCCCGTTAGTAGCGCCTCGATCCCATCGACATTCCGCACGGCGTAGAAATTCCCATCAGGCACGTTGATGAACAGATAGCGCCCTAGGATCGGATATTCCTTCGCCACCTTCACGCGGGCATGAGAGGCCCATTTCCGGCACTTAGGCCAGAACGCCTGGTAACCAAGACTGGCTAGGCCATTCTCGGCGCGGCGGTGACAGTTTGGATTCGTAATCGCGATATACCATGCCATGTGGTTTGCCCCGGTGATGAGTGTTCAGAAAAGATTCGCAGAAAGCATAAATCGCGGACGTGATGCCCCGTCCCGCGAGTGAGTTAGGACACCGAAGCAGCGAACGCCTTAGCCATTTCCTTGGCGTCATCCATGGTCTTCGCTTCAAACCCAGCAGGCAGACTGTCGGCAGCACAATCGCCCTCCTTCACCACGTCGCCAACCTTGAACCCGTAGATCGCTCGGTGTGACCAGCCGAACCACTTTTGCTCACGCTCACTGAAGCCGATTGAGCAAACGTTTGATGTTGGTGTCCGCTTCTCTGGTGATATGCCGCGCTTCTCAAGCTCTTCGGCGCACTTCACATCACCGACATAATCACCGTTAGCGTTGTATACTGCGTCCATATCGACGGGGTCGCTACCATCCATCGACCAAGTTTCCTTGCAAAAAAGAAACGGACCGCGCGCTACTTCTGAAATTCGCTTTGTCTGAATGCTCATTTATTCTCGCTCCACTCAGTTCGTGTGTTCAGTTGTTGTTTTCGATTTAGGCTTTGTGCGGTCTTTTCTGCTCAATCAAAATTACATTCACTACAATACCCCGGCCTAGCAAAGCCGTGAGGACAAGGACCACTAGCCATCCATTTGCGGATGTATTCCATCAGCTTGCTCATTGACTCAACGTCTCCGTTTTAGGGTCATAAACAAACCCGGTTGATCCCTTACGTCCTAAGAATGAAAATCTGAACTTTCGGCCATGAATGATGCATTGGCCGCTGGCGTCGTCACGCTCGACCACGATCCCAATGTCAGGCTTGTTTACCCAATGCGCCGAACCATCAGCGTCATATAGGGACAATTCGCCTTGAGGCTTATCCCCGCCGCTCTTGGTCGGGTGAACCACGATGATGACCAATACATCATAGGCCATCGCGAACTTCTTCAGCGCGCGTATCGCCCTCGCCGTGTATTGCGTCTCTGTTTCATCCCGGCGACGCGCATGTTCAAGCTCGTTCCACGGGTCCACGATCAGCATTTTGATGCCATCGCGAACCACGGCGTCCGCTGCCTTATCTAACAGCCATTCAAGCGACTGCTCGGACTCATCGGTTCTGGCGTCGATATGAAAGAACGTGAACTTTCGCTGGATAAACTGGTCTGCGGCGTGAACCTTGATTGGTGACCAATCATCGCGCCCCGCACCGATGAAGTGCGAGCGAAGGATGTCCCGCACATATGGCACCGGCAAAACCTCGAATGAACCCAGCCCGACATTCCAATTCTGAGAGCGAGCCATGTTGTAAGCGAGTTGCAACGTCCAGGTTGATTTGCCAGATCCAGGCTTGCCCAGCACCACCATGAAAATTCCGGTTGTCAGCATCAGGCCGCAATTGCCGGATTGAACGGGCAAGTCCAAACGGCCCCAACCGCTCGACACCGTGCGCGGACGCTCCAGCGTCGGAAAATCGTTGATGTGATAGATGCCCTTAACCGGGAACGGCTGGGCCTTCGCGATCATCGACGTGATCGCCTCTGGTCCATGCTGGACAAGAATTTCGTTTGCGTCCTGCTTTTTACCAGCGCAATCTGGATACACCACAAAGCCGCAGCGCACGCGGCCCAGCCGCCTTGCAAGCTCATCGCGCAACCGCTGGCCGGGTCCATCGTTGTCTGTGAAAAGGATGAACCGCTTGATCTTAGACAGGCGATCCCAATTGTTCTGAATGTAAGAATACTTCAGGTCATTGTCGGGGTCGATGTCGTCAGCACCATCAGGCACAGGCGCGAGAGGCTTGCCATTGGCATCGCGATCAGCCGGTGCACCATCAGGTACAGACACAACAAACGGATAGCCCGCCGTCAGGACCGCAAGACAGTCCGGCTCACCCTCCACGATCACAAGTGCAGCGGTGCCATCAACCAGAGCCGGGTCATCCAACACATCGGCGTTGTAGAACGTCTTGCGGCCATCCTTGCGCTGCCAGAACACCTTTGATCCGTCTGGGCGCGGTCGCCCGCGATACTTAGCCGAAACATCCGCCCCGGCCTCGTAATACGGAAACACAAGGATGTCCCCGGCGGCATCGGGGATCACTTGGGCTTCATCGCCAACCAGCTCGCGACGCCCTGAGTAAATCCCCATGCGTGCGACGATCTCCGGGTCTATCGCCCGAGCCTCGAACCATGCTTCCGCTTTTGGGCTTACCGTCATAGTACAATCCCCCTTTGTGCCCGCAGTTCTTGCAATTGAAACAGACGCCCTCGCCGTTGATCAGCACCGATAAGCACGGGTCCGATTTGTGCTTTCGCTTGTGCGAACACTCGGGACAAACCGCCTTCTGGTTTCCGGCCTTCGTTGACCGAACCCGGATGCGGAAGTGATTCAAGATTTCGCCAGCGTCCATGATCAAACATCCGGCGTTCCTGCCCGCCGCTGCGGACGTTGAGAATTGAAATCGACCTGATTGCCGACCCATGTGCGCCATGCGGCAGCCCAGTCCACAAATCTGGAACCCTTCGCCCGGTGATGGTTGGCAAATTTCTCGAACATGCGGGTGACTTCAACACCAGCGAATCCACGATCCGCCGCAAAGCGAAGCATCGCCGCGTCAGGCGCAAAGCCGTCAGCGATTGTTGTTGCCCTTGGTTTTGGAAATTTGATCGGCGCGGACGCGCTACTATCTTTTATTCCCTTATTACCCTTATTTAGTTCTGGTTGATCGCTGGTTAGTTGCTGGTTAGTTGCCCCCCCTGATCGCTGGTTAGTTGCTAGGGGATCAATCTGATATTCGTCGTATTTGCAGATGGTTATGACCATCTGTCCTTGGTTGGTTGTGCGGCTAATCATCCCCTCGGTTTCGAGATGATTTAAAAACGTCCTCACGCGCTGCTCGCTCATATCGAGCGCCTTGGCGATGAAGCTCCTGGCGTGAGACAACTGCCCGCGCTCAAGATCAACCATAGTGAACGACCTGCCGGTCTGAATGCGCTCTCGGGCTGGTTTCCAGCAGGCCTCACAAATGAGCCATACCCATGCGCGGAAGTAGTCCGCATCCCGAAGGAGCGGATTATCAAATATCTTGCGGCTGATGCTAATGAAGCCGCGCTCGCTCAAGCTGCATCCCCGACGTAAGCGCGGACAGCTTCAGCGATCAGCGTCTCAGGCTTAATGCCCTCCTCAATGGCGTAGGCAGACAGCCGGACGGCCAGCGCGCCATCCAGCGGTACTTCAAACGTGACCGGCGCAATCCTGCCAGCAATGCGGGCTGTGATTGCCCCAAGGGCCTTCCAGTTCTCTTGCATGTGATGCGCCCCAAATCGGTTGAAACTTACGGTCCTATATTCGCGTCGAGCCGCGCCATGACAATGGCGAGCTATCCCCACTGTTCATGTGCGGAAAGATTTCTCGCGGTTAAGTGGACGTGATGCGGATCCCTGTGGCCGTGATTTTGCGAATCCGCGCGATTCGATCTTCTTCCGCGAAGGCGTCAGCCCGTATTCTTTCTTGAACACACGATCAGCTTTCTGCATTCGCGGGTTGTCCTCGGTGAAGGTCTTAACGTCAGCGCAGTTGCGGCAATGCACCTTGCAGTTCTCCAGAGTAGGCTCACCTCCGAGGCCGTCAGGGATGACATGCTCGTAGATGATGCCAGTGCGCTTGTTCAGTTCGACCGGGCACGACTCGCAATGCGGGACGCCGTTCTTGCAGGAGCGGACGAACGCAGCCTTGCGAACAGCCAGTGGGAACTCCTTGCGAGATGTGCCGCGCAGCTTCACAGCTTCATCTCCGCTCGTTTGGTAGCCGCCTCGGACTGCCATTCGTTGAATTTGAGCCTGATCCATTCCAACTTGACCTTCGCCAGATTGGCTGACGTGCGAGCGCGAACCATGCCCTCGACAAACTCACGCCATTCAGTAGAGGCTTTGACTTGAAGTTCGGCCTTGCTCACGGCCATGTCTCCAAGCGCCGCCATCCGCTGCGAAAGAACGGCTGACTTGGTTTCCTCCAGCATTGATGCTGCGGAATCCTTATCGACCCAATCCTTCGCGGCGAGGCGGAATTGCTCAGATAGCGGTGCGTTGGCGTTCATTTAAAATGGCACATCGTCGTTCATATCGTCGTTCATCGCGCGGTCGCTCATTGAGCCGTTGCGCTTCGGTGCGGCCTCCTCATCCTTTGGCTTGGGCACATAAAGCGAGATCCACGCCTGCCCTTCCGCATTTGGCATCGGCAGGGCATCCAGAACGATGTTGAATCCGTCCTTGCCGTCCTTCGCTGGGAAGGCGGCTCCGATCTTGGTGTAGCGCGTCTTGCCGTTCTTATCCTTGCGGCTGATTACTGCGTCGTAACGGTCGGTCATGCTGCTTCCTTTTTGCTAAGTTCGTCACGACGATTCATGACGGCCTGTTTGAGCGCGTCTACTTGGTGAGTTTCGAGTTGATGTTGACGGCGAGCCTCCTTCTGCTCATCCGAGTTCCACCACGCGCCCAGCTTCTCAACGTCGGTGAATGCGGCAATGGTTTCCCGGCACGTCACCATGTATTCAACGCGGGCATTGAAGTCGTCCGGCAGGATTGACTGCTTCTGCGCCGGTCGCGGCTTACTCGGGGTGTCGTCAGAAACATTAGCTTGCGTTTTGTCGTACAGAGCCAGCCCGAATGGGTTGCCGAACGTCATCAACGCGCGCTTCATGGCGTCGGTTTCGGCTTCCTTCAACGCGCTCTCATGAGCCTGGCCCAAGTCTCGGTCGATACCGTGACCAGCACCGCAACCCTCACGACATACGTTGCCAACCATGACGCGGACCTTGACGATGTATGTCACGCCAAAGCCGGTATCGCCGCGCTGGCCGATGGCCCGCTCACCCTCAGAGACACATTTCATCTCAACGGTTTCGCGGGTCCAGCCATCAAAGCCAAAGATGCGGTTCGCTTCTTCGACAGCTTTCCAGCCTTCGATATAACTAACGTCCCGGCCACCCTGCTTGCGTGACTTCACCAGCGACGACGAAAGCGGGGCCTTGAGCGCCGCTACTTGATCTTCATTAAAGGTCATAGCTTGCGCTCCTGTGTTGCGGTGACGCCTTCGGGCAATGCGCCGCGAGCCTTTCGGTACTCGCGAGCAGCCGCAAGAATGGCCTCCTCAATCTTCGGATGCGGGCCGATGGCCTTGATCGCAAGGTTGTAGCTATTGAGGTGAAGGGTCTCGACAGTGCGGAGCGAAGCAGCACGCCCAAACCCGCCGCCAAGCTTTACCTTCGTGTCGCGCTCGGCACGGTCCGCAAATCGCGATGCTTTCTCAAACTCGGTGAAAGCTGTGTCGGCTTCCTGGGTGACGGCAACAATGTCCACGTCAAGCTCGCCAGCGGCGGCATTGTCGCGGGCCTGCCTATCCCGTTCATCAGCCTCACGGGCAATCCGCTCGGCCTCTTCTGCCGCAGCCGCAGCCGCCTCGGCAGCCTTCCGACGAATCTCCTCTTGCTTGAGAAGGAACGCCGCCAGTCGCGATTTCAGTTCAACGAAGATACGATCATACGTTCCGGGCTTCTTCGGGTCTGTATTGTGCAACGCCTTGTACTTGGCGTTGATCTCCGCGACCTTCTCGTTCAGGGGACGAACTGACTTGTCGCGCTCCTGTTCGATTTCCTCCAGTGCGGCCTTGGCTCGGTCGCACAACAGCTTAGCCTTGCGCGCGACTTCCTCATCCGCGATGACTGGGTTGTCCTTCATGAACTCGGACATGGCGTCGATGGTCCCGCCAGCAAGCTCAATCGGACTTGGTGGGCGGTTATGTCCGGCTGTAAATGGGCCGGATGAAATAGGGTCAGCGCGATCAAGCAACATGGGTTTGCTCCATCGGCTTGCCGCGATACTGTGACTGAGCTGCATCAACGAGCTTTAACGCGGCTTCCAGCGTTTCTCGGGTTTCTGCCAGTTCAAGTTCTGCCAGAGTGGCGAACCGTGGCTTTGCAGTCAGGGCGCGGGCGTGACGCGCGGCCATCTCAGCGCCCGAACGGATGAAGTTCAGATGCGGCTTAATCGATTTGTCATAGTCCTCTAAGGTCATTGCACTCTCCCTGTGCGGTTACGCTTTAGAAATTGGAATAATCTCGACACGCGCGCCGGTAATGTGCTTCGACCACGACAAGCTGATCCCGCGCACAATCGTGTTGTCGTCGGCCTCGATCACGCCATGCTCAACGAGCAAATCGGTCGGGGCCTTTTCAAGATTGCCAATGTCGCGCTTGCGGCGGTCTTGGCCTTCCTGGAATTGATAGCGAAGGACAACCGGACCCTTGATCGACTTCGGGCGCTGCGCCTTGAGTGCCCAACCGGCGTCTTGCTTCCAGTCGGCATACCGCGCGGACGGAATACGGCCCTTCGCCACGTTGATGAAAAGGTTATTTGTGGACGGCGGAAACGGCGTGTTGATGATCACCGCACGCGCATAGTCCACCATGAGGCCAAACTCAGTCGCGAGACCTTGCGTGTTGGCCGCATTGATCGCTTTCTGCGAATCTTGACTGCTCAAGCCCTCTCCTCCGCATAAGGCCGCAGCATCTTTGCGCCGTCGCTTACAAGCGTTGAAAGGTGCGATGGGGTGAGCCTGATCTTCTTGTGACCCATCTCCAGCGTCACAATGTTCAGGTAGACCTCTCCGAAACGAGGCTCTGACAGGAAGGCAAGCTCTGGTGTGACGTAGTTTTTCAAAGCATTGCCTCCTGCTTTACGGGCTTGGGGGGTTCTATGAATAGGTCTGGACGTGCAAGCGCGTCAGCAATTCGATGGCAAGCAATGTCGAAATATTTAGGCTCTCGTTCGATCCCGATAAAGTTTCGTCCAACCTTCGCGCAAGCCACACCAGTCGTTCCAGACCCCATAAACGGGTCCACAATCGTTCGGCATTTTTCTGGCAAGAACTCAAGGCACCACTTCATGACCTCTATAGGCTTTTGCGTGGGATGCTCCTTGCCGTCCTGCAGCGCAGCAGCGCGGGGATAGTCAAAGATTCGAGACGCGGCTTTTTGCGAGGACCACGCCATCTCAAAATCTGCCAATGAAAAGTCGCGCTGGCCCTTGTCCCAAATCAACCATTGCATGGTGGGCGGCAGAACGTCCGTGAAATAGTTTCCGCCCCAAATGATCTGATATTCGCTCATCTCGCAAAGAGACAAAATCAGGCTTAGTGGCGGTCTGCCATTGTCCCAATCTGTCTCTCCGTAGAATTTCCAACCGCGCCCAGCTTTGGACTTTCCATCGGCCTTGATGCGCTGGAGTGCCGCGTCAGCAGCAGCCTTGTCCGCGCCAATCCCATAAGGCGGATCAGTCACAACCGCATCAACCTTGCCGAGCGTCGGCAATATCTCGCGGCAATCTCCGAGATAGAGCGTCACGCCTTCTGCTAGTTGTTCAATTCGGCTCATCCCATCACCATGTCATCGAGAACAACGCCGATAGGCGATGCTGGCGAACTGTCAGGATTACGAACCATCGAATGAGCAAGCTCATGAGGCTTTACACCGCTCTGCAAGGCAATCGAGATTGACGTGGATGCGTCGCTCATCATTGCCTCGACAACAGATCCAGCCTTTCCGCCGGACAGGAACAGTTCCTTGATCTTGTTGTTTTCGTCACGGCCATAGGATGCAGTGAAGCGAACGCCGCCATGCTCGAACTCGAATGTTTCGTTGAAGCGACGGTTCTTGAGGCGCTGGCGCATCATGCTCGTTGATCCAATGCGCTGAGGCCAATCGGCGGGTCGCCAAAGAACGCGCTGGTCAGATCACGATGCGGCATGGCCTCACGACGCGCACGATCCGCCAACATTTCCGGCGTTGGGCGATAGATCGTCCTAACTTCTGGATCGACCATTGTTGAGGTGAGTACGCGCGGCTGTGGCTTGCGCTTGCGGTTGTATTTCGAGTTGTACGCTTTCAATCCCGCAGGACCGAGGCGGATAGCCCAGAACTGACCCGAAACCGAAGATCGGGAGCGGCCCAGGATTTCCGCAATCTTGCTGTCCGACTTCCCTTCATTGCGAAGCCGGATAGCGATTGATTTGTCTGCTTCCGTCCAAGAATTCCTGCTCATACCAGCCCCACAATTCTGCCGACTAAAACAACCAGCGAAAACACAACAACGGATGCAAAGGCGACCGCGAGAACAATGATCGCCAGCCCTGCGAGGATGTCGTGAGCGACGATCTTGATTGCTCTAAGCATCGCGGCTCTCCCACAGTTCAGGAGCCACCCATCGCGCGCAAAATATTAGCCGCGTCGAGCAGCGAATTAATCTCTGAGCCAAAAAAATCCGCATCCTTAGCATTGAGTCCCCCGGCAGTGATCTCGAAGCGGGTCGCGAGCAGTGCAGCTTCGCGCCGTGTGGCTTCTATTCGCGCAAGCTCTGCTGCGCTCAGTACACTCGACGCCACACTGAACTTCGGGTCTTTTACGTGCCCGTAATAAAGGGATGTGATGTAGCGAGCCGACACGTTGGCTTTGCGCGCTGCGCGGCCTAGCCAGCTCTGCTTGGTGTCTGTTGGCTGAAACGGACCGGCAATCGTGCCGATCTGTTCTTTCCAGTTCACGTTTGCGATGGCATCCATCACGTTCTTGTCCTTCTTCATCACCACTTTGATCGCTCCATGCTGTTGAATGGCTGCATGAAGCGAGTAACGAACGAAACTATCGACCTGACACACATCCTCGATGACCCGCGTTGGCGCGCGAGTGAGGAGCTACAGAATTTGTTGCGACGACCGTTGGCGCGGAAGTCAGCAACCGTGATTGATCTAAATGAGAGAATTGCAGAACGAACGAAACGAGCGTTCGCATGTGGTGGATTATCGGAGCAGCAATGCTAATCGCGCTCACATACTTTGGATTGAAATGGTTCTTGCGCGGATTGCGTTGAACAATGTCAGACAAAGCCGCGATGATGCTGGCTATCGCCGCAGGAATTGCGCTGGCGCTTGTCTTGGCATGGTTTGAATTGTTGTGATTGTGAGTTGCCCCGCTCACATGAACGGAAGCGGCAGAAGGTAGCCCCGTGCCTTCTGCCGCTTTTGAATCAATAGTCACCAGCGCAACGCCGCGATGATTTACCGTGACTCCCTGTCCCGCTGTGTCATGATCGAGAATTGCCAAGGCCGGGGGGTAATCATGCGTGATAAGAGCGTAATTGAGCCGTTCGCCGTTCAAGAATTTTTTGCAGACGGATTTACCGACTTCCATGTGACCGATGGCGTCTTGCGATGTGTCGGTTACAGGCTCCAGCCTCCCTCGCGCGCAAACGGCGATCTGCTCAAGGTGGCAATCATCAGATTGGTTATGCCAGCGAACGGAGCTTATGTGTCCGCCACGCGAACCCGCGACGTTATCCTGCCGCCAACAAAAGGACTGGTCATTGCGCCGAGGAGTAAGTTTCTGAATTGAGGAGGTCATGGCGCACCTCCGAAAATTTCCTCGTGCTTCTCAACAAGATCGCGGCGCAGTTCCTTGGCCGGAACGCCGATTTCCTTGCTGACAGCGGGGAGTTTCTTTTCGTCGATGGGTTCGCCTTTCTCCCATCGCAACACGGTGAAGCGGGTAACACCCACCCGGTCGCCAAACTCGCCTTGTGACAAAGGCGGAATCTGTCGCTCTCGATAAGCTTTGATCGGATTTGCTTCCATGCCAACGTTTGTAACTGCTACTGTCACAACTTGTCAAGCTGAAAGTGACGACAGCGGTCACAGACCTTTTGGGCTTGTGAGGCATAATGTCACTTATGGCGACAGATCGAATCCGCAGAGGCGCGAAAGCCCACGTCTATCTCAGGGAGTGGCGCGTCTACCTTCAGGAGTCCGGCAACCCCGGCCTGACAGCCGTCGCCATGGCCGACCGGCTAGAGATCGAGCGGGAATCGTACTACCGGCTCGAACGGAACCCGAAGACCCTCAGTGTGGCGGAAGTGGCCGAACTAGCCGATGCCATGGGGATAGACCCTCAGCGCCTCTGGGAGCCTCCTCCAGAGGCCGGGAAGAAACTGCGCCCCAGCTTAGACGCCATCGTGAAGGGCGTCCCAGACGACCAGGCAGAGGGTTTTGCGGATATGCTGCGTCGAGCGGTAGGCAAGCGGAACTAGACCCATGATCGCCAGACTTGGAAATGTGGTCTATTGGATATGCTCCGGCATCGCCGTTATGTGCCTGTTTGGTGCCGCAGCGGTTATCGCCGGGCTAATCGGCTTGTACCAAACGTCAATGACCTATCAGGACGCTGCGTTTGTAACCGGCTGCTTCCTCGGGTTCGCTGCGTTTAGCTGGGGCATTGGCCGCGCCAGCCGGTATATTTTGTCGGGCATTTAGCCCCTCCTCCCTCGAATCTCCCCGTAACCCCCTCTGCCACAAGCAGAATAAAATAGTGACCGTAGCTGTCACTTTACTGTTGACTATGTGACAATAGCGGTTACACTCCTCTCCATCAGCTTACCCATTGGGGTGGCGGGGGTTCAGCCAAGGATCGTCACAAGGCCAGCCACGCGGCCAACAGGCGCTTCCGAAACTGAGTTTAGCGAAGGGGAAAACAGATGCGAGCGCAAAAAGTAACGATCACTCGGTGTCCTGCAATGGCATCTCGCCCAGTTCACTCCGTTCCTGATTTCAAATCAGACTTCGCCATCATCGATGTGAAGCAAGGTCGCGGAGCGCTTGCGAAGCTCATCCGGGACGGCGGCAAAGTGCTGGTCCGCGTTGATCTGCTTATCGACACCGTTCACTCGCAAGATGACGGGACTTCGATTGAGTTCGGCGGCGAAGTCAAAGCTATCCGCCAGCTTCCTGCCTAACTCAGTGCGAGGACCATCATTATGAGCCGCGATCCATCCTTCTGCGAACCTTCACTGAACAACTCCTCCCCAAAGGATGCTCAGGTAGTGGGTGGGCATACGCCACTGCTTTGGGAAACGGATGGAGTCTACGTCGTTGGTATTGACGGGCAGACAGTGGCGGATTGCGGAAAGTCATCAACAATTTCCCCGCGCGCCAAACGCGCCAACGCCGCCTTCATCGTCAAAGCCGTGAACTCCCATGAAGCGAACGAAGCGAAGATCGCAGCGGCTGTGAAGGCGTTGGAAGAGTGCCAAACTCTCCTATCCGACCTCACCAACCCTGACGTAAAGGCGACTGGCCCCGCCATCATTGCGAGCTTTGCCAACGCTGTAATTCTGCTCCGCAAGGTTGACGCCACCCTCTCCTCACTCAAGGAGGGGAAGTGATGACCGCCGACAGGATGATTTACTTCGTTCTCTGCGACTTCGGGCCAAAACTCGGCAAGGCATACGTCGAGCGCGATCCCGCCGACATGGACCGGGCAACCACTATCAAGGACATCCAGTCGGGTCAGTTCGCTGAGATTGTTCAAATCCTGGAATGCAATCCAGTGGAACACATTTGCTCGGATGTGACAGAGGATTTCCTTCGGGAGGCCTTCAACGAGTCCGACGAGCCAACCATGACCTCAATCGAGAGGATGGCGGATCATTGGGATCATATTCGGGATCTTCGTAAACATGAGGTGGTGTGATGACTCTCACCAGTCAGCAAGAAGCTGATGCCCTCCTAGAAGAATGGTGGAGAGAGCGGGATCAGAAGAAACTCCACTCACAATGCAATCACCGCGACAGAACATCTGCCGCGCGTACTGAGTTTAACAGCGAAGGGGCTACGCAATGAACAATCTCTCTTGGTTTATCTATCTGACGCAGGTTGTCGAGGGCGCGCGCGACGTCATTGCTGGCGGTATCGCCCTTGCGATTATTGGCGTTGCCGTCATCGGCATACCTCTTATGGCTTTTTATCTAGGCGAAGGCTTTGATGAAAATAAGTATACCGCAGAAGACAAATACATCAGCGGCAAGATGCGTCATGGCTTGAAGTTATCCGCCGTGGTTCTCGTCGGCGGCGCGGCGCTCGCAACGATTATTCCTTCCCGCCAAACAATGCTTCTCATCGCCGGTTCTGAAATGGGCGAGCGCGCAATCAGTTCCAGCGCCGTGCAGGACGTTGTGAACCCCGGCGTCGATCTGCTCAAGACATGGATCAAGGAAGAAACCGACAAGCTGAAATCGAAGAAGTGAACTCAGTCGCGGAATGAACTGTTCTGTTCGATGACAGCTTTCTGCGATCTTTGCTTCACCAAATTCCCCCCACACAAGGCAGGAGATAACAGCGTGAGTGACCTTGCAGGATTGGTAGAGAGGCTGGAGAAGGCGACGGGGCCGGATCGGGAGTTGGATGGCCAGATCGAGGCGGCACTCGGCTGCCCATGCTTTAGCGGTACGTTGCCAACCCTGAGTGACGGCTGGCGCTGGACCTTTGAGGCTGATGACGCGCCCGGTCGAGTTACTGTTTTCCTCACACTCGCCAACAAGACATCAAAAAAGCACAAGCGTTATGCCGCGCCAGCCTACACCTCCTCCGTAGACGCAGCGATGACGCTGGTGCCGGAGGGTTTCGCGGTGTCCGTCGAATGGTCCCCCCGGCACCCCGGCTCGGCATGGCTTTATCCACCCGACAACTTCAATGACATTTCATTCGAGGCCGAAGCCGCAAGCCCCGCGCTGGCGCTTTGTGCCGCAGCCTTGAAGACCCGGAGTCCCCAGCCATGACAAGGAAGGATGGGGAGATTGGGTTGAGCGAAGCTCAGATCAGCGATCTGATTTGGATGGAGCGTGTAGGTATCGAAAATCGCGGGCTGTTCGGCCCCTCGGTGCATAAGCATGGTCCCGTTGAAAGCTGCGCACAACTTTGCGAAATGGGCTTTGCTGAGTATCGCGAATACAAGAGCGCCGATGCGTGGGGCGGGTATTTTATCACCAACGCAGGCCGCGCGGCTCTCGCAAAGGTAACCAAAGGCACCTCCTCATGACAGGCGGAACGAAAAACACTGATCGAGTTATCTGGCTCGCGGCCAACGAAACATCTTACTGCGATTCCATTCACGTCACGGAAAGCGGCGGCATTGGCATCAACTGCGGCGGGTCTGTCATCGTCAAACCGTTGCGAGAATGGCACCGCCTCGCCGCTTCCCTCCCAGATGGTTCGGGGCAGACAAAATCCGCAGATGGCGGGCACTGCAATGAGCAGTCCGCTCAGGGTCTAAGTCGATCACCGAAGAAAATTTCCGACGATTACATAACAGTTGAATACATCAACGCCTACGGCGGGCGCTGTCGTGATTGCGCCGATCATGGTGGCGTCTGTCCAAACAACGGGCTTCCTTGCGACGGACGACACCAGGCCGTCGAGCATATGATCGCGGCGATCAATTACGGTTGGGCTAATGGCTATCTGCCAAGCACGCTAGACAACGCGGAGACGCGTCGAGCCGATAGCGCGGGATCGAATACACCTGCGGGCTTTGCTGATCCAACTCTCTCCCTTGGAGGAAAGCTGTGAGCAAAAACGCACCCGAGAGATTAGTAAGCGTTGCCATTAAGCGGCGTGGCGAAGTCCACCACGGCCACAAATCGCACTGGCAGCTTCGCGCGCAGCTTGGCGACCCGGAGCCGTACAAGGCCACCGCTGGCGATGATGAAGGTTTCTACACCGACGCGGGAAGGTTCGTATCTCGTATCGAGGCGCTCGATGTCGCTTGCGAGAGCGGCCAACTCGACCGCCCGATGGGCCGCCCGCTGCTTTCCTCAGACCTGAATTGGTGAAGCCATGACCAACACCCCCGAAGCAAGTCTAGCTGTAGCGGAGGCGTTGAAGCCGTGTCCGTTCTGCGGCGGAGAAGCGAAAGATAATGGTCACCCGCGCGGGATCATGGGGCAAATTTATTGCTCGAGCGATGATTGTTTCGGCCCCATCACGACAGCCGGGCTTAAAGAGGATTCAGTGAAGCAATGGAACACCCGCGCCACCCCCGCAGACACCTCAGCCGGGGAGCGGGTTCAGAAAGAGACTCAAACTGCAAAGCCTACGTCGAGCAGAACGGAAGCATCTGCGACTGAGACTGCCGGCTGGCAACTGATTGAGACGGCTCCGAGGGATGGGACTTGGTTTTTAGCGTGCGCGACAACCAAGGGATGGGGTGCCACGCGCATAGTTCGCTTTCGGCACAAAGATGATCGCCTGCCGACGAACGGCGAAGGCGTCATGTGGCCCAGCCCTCCAACACACTGGAGGCTACTTCCAACGTTGCCGGATGCGGATACGGATGCCCGCAATCGTTCTGAATCTACGCCTCCTGCCGTCTTGGCTGCACCACAACCCCCTGTGGAAGGGTTGAGAGAACTGGTGCGGATGGCGCGGCCCAAAACGGGCAAGGACGTTCTGACAAACGCTTATGAGCGCGGGCGATATGATGGCGTGAAGGAATACGCCGAAAATCTTATGCGGGCCGCGCTTGCATCCCCGTCCCCGGCTGCGGTGCCGATTGATGGTCACGGCTATACTGGCCCTTTCACGGCGAAAGAGTTTAACGAGCGTGCCTTCGATCACGACAAAGCAGCACGTAACGGTTTAGCGGCGGGACCGAACGTCAGCTATGTCCGCACGTTTCAGGCGTGTGCTGCTGCGCTTCGGTTCGCTGCCAAACATATGTTTGCCGCCCCCGCCGCTCTCATAGAACAGTCGGGAGCCGCCCTCGACCTACAGGGGCCGGGGAAGATGGGTTCAGAAGATCGCTCCACTCACGAAGCATAAATCGACACAGAACATTTGACCCACGTACTTCAACCGCTTCGGAGATTTAAGATGGCGTACCCAATCATTCTCAACGGCGACCACGCGGAGTTTGAACGCGAACACGCGAATACTCCTCCGCATGAAAGGCCGGATTGGCCGCTCCCTTCTTTCGATGCCCGAGATTGGGCTAAGGCTTTTTGCGTGGCTAGGAAGAAACACGGATGGGACGCCGACGAAGAAATCATGACCACATGGTTCGCCAACGCCCTGATGCGCGGATACGATGAGCACGCCTCACTGTCGCGGGGCGAAAATGACTAAACATCATATCAATCGCACATCGCCAAAAGGACAGGCCTTCGCTGGAACTTGTTATCTGTGCGGGAAACCTAACCTCACGGCTGGAGATGCACTTGAGGATTGCGAGAATGTTCGCGGGCTGAGTTACGAAGAGGCGCTTATCGAGGTCATTACTGGTGAGCCAACGGATGCGGAGACGCGTCGAACCGATGGCGGGGGATGATTCCTCGTGCCGTCTTTGCTGATTATAATTTCTTCCACCTGATACAGAAATAAGGAGATGGATGATGGGTAACCCGCTGATCGAAATGAAAACCGGCTTTGCGCCGTACAGCGATGGATCGGGTTATGCCTTGGAAGTCGAGGTGCGGCAGGAAAATGAGACCTCTGCACCGACGTTCACCATCGAGAATTGCTGGCGGGTGGACATCGGACACTGGCGGGTTGTCCGCGAGGGCATCGAACGAATGATCGCAGCGCTCCCGAAATAGCGGTCTCAGTCGCGGAACTGAATGAAGTCGGGACAAGAGCTTTGTTCACATCTTCACTGAAAAGGACTCCTTCATGATAAAAGAGAGCGGGATAGTGGAGAGGTTGGTTCGTATCGCCGATGCGTCTCGTCGCGCCGATGGTTCCGACATCCCTCTTGGTGAGCAGTGTCGCGAAGCAGCCACCCTCATAGCTGAACTGCAAGCGGCTGATCGTGACCATCTGTCAGCGACGCGCGGGATGGAAAAGCGGCTGAACGACGAGATCGAAAAGCTTCGCGCCTCCCTACACCGGGTAAGAGAGACGGCGTGGCAACCTATTGAGACTGCACCGAGAGACGGCACTCGAATCTTGATTTGGTTCGTCCACGCCCATGCGAAGTATAGCGACGACCCTGTCGCCGAAGGATGGGAAGCCGCTCATGAGGCTTACTGGATCGACCACAACGGCGGCGGGTGGACGTGGCACGGCCTCTGCGGTGTCGCAACGTATTGGCAGCTACTTCCTGCACCGCCAGCGGTTGCGGATACGAATGCTGATGCTCCGGGGAATGTCGGCCTCGTGAGTGGAGTTTCTGCTGATCCAATTTCTAAGACGGGGGAGATAGATTCAGGAGCAGCCAAGACCGCAGAAAGCAGTCACTCCCCTTCAACGAGAGAAGGCTGACTGAGTGTCCCGCCGCCCTTCCCTCATCACGCAGGCGACCGTCGCGAAGGCTATTCGCGCGGCGAAAGCTGCTGGTGCGGGAACGGTCGAGATTCTATCAGACGGCACCATTCGGATCGGCTTGTCGCCGCTATCCACAGACGATACCTATTCTGTTCCCGTTGCGCCTAAGCGCGAGGTCGTCCTGTGATGGACCTTATGCCTCGCCCCAGACCCCCGCACTTGCACCATGAGACAACCCGCCACGGGAAGCTCGTTTGGTATGTCCGCGTCAATCGCGGCCCCAGGATTCGCCTCAAGGCCGAATACGGCACAGAGGCGTTCAATGAAGCATATGAACTCGCCATCAAAGGCGAGCGCCCGGTAAAGACCAAAGAGGCCGTCAGGGGTTCGCTGGAATGGCTTGTGATGCTCTATCGGCAATCTACCGTCTGGGCCGATCTTTCGCTGGCAACCCGCAAGCAGCGCGAGAACATCCTTAAGCCTGTGCTGGCGTCAGCGGGCAAGGAGCCGCTGTCGAGCATCAACCGGCAATCAATCAAGCAAGGGTGCGAGCGTCGGAAGAAAACGCCGTCTCAAGCGCGGCACTTCCTCGACACGATGCGCGGGATCTTCAAATGGGCCGTCGATAACGAGCTTGCCAAGATTGACCCGACCCAAGGCGTGATCGCCAAGAAGGCCAAGACAAGCGGCTTCCCGGTTTGGACGGATGAGGAAATCGCCGCCTATGAGAAGCGATGGCCGCGCGGGACGCGGGAGCGCCTGATGCTGGACGTGTTCCTTTATACCGGACTTCGTCGCGGTGACGCCGCAGCGCTTGGTAAGCAGCACATCAAGAATGGCGTCATTACGTTGGACACACAGAAGAACGGGATGCGGGTGACAATCCCAATCCTGCCAGACCTTGCCGAGACAATGGCGGCAACGAAGCTCGGGGAACTGGCTATCATCGCCACGGACGACGGGCAGCACTTTGCCAAGGAATCGTTGGGAACGGTGTTCAGGGAAGCCTGTCGAGCCGCCGGGATTCGCAAATCCGCGCATGGGCTACGCAAGGCCGCCGCCACACACGCCGCAAACAGGGGCGCTACAGTGCCTCAGCTAGAGGCTATATTCGGCTGGGAAGGTGGCCGCATGGCATCGCTCTATACGCGCTCGGCTGACCGTAAGGCGCTGGCGGCGGATGCCATGGAGAAGCTGTCGCGGAAGGCCAAAAAGAGAACCGCTATTCCCGCACCCAAGGGAAAGGTGCGGGCCGGAACGTAAAAAGGGCAGTCTTTTCAACTGCCCTTTTTAATGTTGGTGGGGGAAGAAGATGTGGAACCTATTAGGTAAATCAGTGCGTTGCAACAAGGTGCGGGCATAACGGGCCGATTGATTCGTAAGCGGTATTTTGGGCCGCTCCCGCACCTCTTGTTCTCTATCCGTTCTTGGAGGATGATGGGTTCAGAAGAGGTTCACCGCAGAAGGAGAGATAGAGGATGAGCGAGACATCAGTACTGAGTGATCTAGAAGATCGAACCGAAGCTGATTTCAGCTACAGCAACAGCGACCATGAAATGCCAGAGGGGGCCGACAAGGAGCTTCGCAAGGGCACGCATTGGATGCCGCATTATGCGTGGGATCACTACGGCTACGTCTGGTTTGAGGATGGAAAATTCCACGAGAGGGTCATGCGCTACCAAGTATATGTAGGCACAATATCCGGCAAGTCATTGCGCGCTTTGATCGATGCGGTGAATCGAGAGTGCGGCGACCGTTAACTCACTCGCCGAATGACCCGTTCTGCTCTCTGCCCGCTTTCTGCGGTGAGTCTCTTTCTGAACAACCCCTATTAGAACTATAGGAGAGGATGGTGGATACAAAACCCCCAACTAAACCATTACCTAAGCTGGTGATGAAGGAATGGCCGGACATCTACATTGACAAAGGTGTCACCTATGTGAATGGCGTTAGTGAAAAAGCCCTCTCCGACTTCACCCGAGTATTAGAGGGGGTTCAGAAAAAGGCTCCACTCGCAAAGCCGGAATCGAAACATGACTGAGAGCGCACGAACTGAGTTTATCTCGATAGAGTTTTGGGAGCAGACATCGCCCGACTCTGATTGGCGGCATCGCTCCGTAGCGCAGACCAGATTTTACATCAATGGACTGCTGACAGAGCCGTTCGATGTCGAAAAAATTTATGACGATGCTTATGCCGTGAGTGCGTCACCCGCATTAGGGGCAGTAAAAAAACCAAGGCCTCCCTTTGCAGAGGTGTTGGCTAATGCAGGAGTAAACTCAGTATGTGACCCCTCGTAGTCCACGATCCCTCATTGCGAGCATCTTCTCTGAACCATGCCTCTTACAGGAACAGTTCAATCTTCTATAAATAACGGATCAAAGAAGATTCACGTCTACTGCAAGGGCATGATTAACAACAACCCCTGTCACTACATGGCTCCTATCAACATCACTGACCTACCTAGAACGACATGGGCTGAGATAGAGCGCAGATTCAAATGCCCTAAATGCAACATCAAAGGCCAAGTAGAAATCAGGTTCTATAACGATGCTTACGAGGCACGCGCCTGCAACATCATAGACGGGGAGATTATTCCGCAGTGACTAATCCTCGTCCGGCGTGAACTTGAACTTGCGCCTAGCTGCGGCTGTGGCCTTCGCGTCGATCTTCCATCGCGTTTCCAGTGAGCCATTGGGGCCGCTTCTATAGCTCACGATATGGGTTAATGAGCAGTCGCAGCAGCGGTGCTTGTGGTCTTTCTTGGTGATGCGAACCCACTCCGAATCTTCCAAATGATAGAACTTGGTCATACCTTAGCCCCGCTAAACCACGCCGAGCAATCCTGGCACTGAAACCTTTGCTTGCGGGTATTGGCTTTCACCTCAACACCACGGCGCTGGACGTTAGAGCTTTGACACGTCGGGCAGCCGACATGCTGCGAATACAGATTGAGATTTGGATGGTTGGGCGACCACGCTTTAAGGCGCTCGTAAACTCTCACAAGAAGGTCCACGTCCTGCGCGTTGTACCGCTTCATGGTTGCCCATGATTTCGGGTCACCCTCTGAGCAGCCTCGCCAGAGGGCCGCACCCGTATTCGGGATCTTCCGCCCCTCGCCCAGATAGCGCCCGATGTTATCGAGCTTGTGGGAGTCGAACTTGAACATGCGGCGGGAAATTTTTAGCGTGTCGATTGTCTTGAAGGGGGATGGTGGCTTGAAGCCGTTAACGGCTAGGCGGGAATTGATCTTCTTAATGTCGAAGGCATCGCCGTTGTGAGCAACGCAAATATCCGCCTCGTCGAGCATGGCGTGCAGTGTGCTGCATATCGCCTTGTCGCTGTGCCGGTTGCGCTTGTAGCCGGGATAATCCGGGAGCGCCCAAGTCTTGGTTTTCTTGCCACCATTCCAGCGAGCGGCGAAGGATAGAATGTAAGTATCGCGTTCAACCCAGACCGCGCCCGCATAAGGAGCGCGGATTGACCACGAGGTCATTAAAATAGGTGCAGTCTCAATGTCGATAAAGAGGATTTTGGGGCCTACCATGCGATGCCCCGCAGTTTGAAGGTATGAATGATGCCGCCGATGAACAACAGGCCAAGCATCGTCAGCAGCGCGAAAGTCGCGACTGGATTCATGAAACCCCTTTTCGTGTGTAGTTAGGCGTATTCGTAGCGGTCGACTTCGCTGCAAGGCAGATACACCGCACCGCCGTCTTGAAACCTCAGCGTCTCGGATGGACAATAAGGAACGATATGAACGACGGGAGGCGGAGGCTTGCGGAAGTACCATTGCGCTAGACCGATGAGGATCAAGAGCGCGATGAACTTCATTTCCGAACCGGCACAGGTTCTTTGCGGAGGATCGATTTGATTTCCACAATGCCGTCTTGAACTGACTCCAACTTGGTTTCCACGCGCGCCAGACGTTCCGGCTGTGTGGAGGCCAAGGTGGCCTTTTCTTCAAGGGCGTTGAGGCGGGCATTGGTGGAGGCACCCCACCAACCGATGCCAATGGTTTGCAGAAGGATCGCAAGGATCAGCGCTATAGGGACTTTACGATCCAAGTGCCAGTTGCCGTCCTCGCGGTCTATTGTGGGCTTGCGCCGGGTCATTTCCAGCACCCGAGTTTGCGGCCAACAAGGTTGTGAGTGCGGATTTGATCGACGGTTAGCTTAGTATCGCCCTTGGCCGAATAGGTGATTGCGCGCCACGCTGCGCACCTACCTTCCCGCGTTGTCACGGTTGTACCTGTCGTTTGGCAACTGGCTAGGAATGTCGCCAGAAACATCCCGCTCAGCGTCAGTGCGAGCCTTTTCTGACTGTTCGATGGAAGCAGCGATAGCCGCATCCCACTGCGCTTTAACTCGCGCCGATCCATTGGAAACTCCTATGCCGTATGATGTGGTGACGATGATTGCGCCGAGAGCAACCCAGAGCGATGTTTTCTTGAAAACGGGCATAAACCACGCCCAAGCGAGCGCCAGGATGCAGACGCCGACGCCAACCCCGTAATGCCAAACGAGCGCCCACAGGCCAGCAGCCTGAGCTTGAAGCCAGTACGGCATTACAATCCCTCCAAGCATCTAGCGCGCTCACCCGCGCGACGGATGGTCAGGCCGCGAACCACTCGCCCGCCAGCCCTGTTCCACATCATCAGCGCGTTGCAGGCTTCTTTTGGCTTCCCGGCGTTCACGAGACGCGCCATCGAGCTTTTGCAGAAGCCGCCGATTCCGAAGTTGTAAGTGGCGGAAGTGAAGGCGACCTGCATATTGACGGTCATCGGCTTGTGAACACATGCCATCATCCCCGCGTAGTATTTCTGGAGAGAGCCAGCCAGCATGTCCTCGCACTCTTTGCGCGTGTACGGACGAATGCGACCAAGCGCGACGGCTTCCTTTTCAGTCTCGCCAAAGCAGACCGTGGGGACGCCAACCATGTCCTTGTACGTTTTGGGGTAGAAGCCCTCGTATGGCGCGACCAGAGCAGCAGTGAGTGCTAGAACGGCAGCCACACCCGCTGTTACGCCCTTCTGTTGGTTTGGCGTCATTCCTTGGCCTCGGCTTTAATGTCAGCCGCGCCCTTGGGCGTAACTACGGTTTCAATCTCGCGCTGGGCTACGACGCGAGCGTAAATCCCGGCAAAGGCCAGAAGCCCGCTCACTGTGCGCAGGCCAACGGTGAGCCAGACAGAAGGCGTGACGAACAGATCAATGAGGGCGGTAAAGACCGGCTCTGCGATAATGACCGCGAGACTGAGCGCCATGAACCGGGCAGACCACGAATAACGTAGGACCGCGCGCCAATCGTCAATCAGGCGCATTAGACAAACAGCGCCACAACGATCAGAACACCCGCCACGATCAGCGTGCCCTTGGGGTAGTCTCGGACGGTCTGGACGATGGTTTCGCCAATTTTATTGAGCATTGGATTTCCTTTCAGGCATAGAAAAAGCCCGCACGATGCGGGCTGGGTGTCGGTTCTGGGCGGTTGCGGAACTTAAGGCGCGGCTATATCTTCCCGCGATCAGGGAGGACGAAATGGCAGATAGCGTCATCAATATTGTTGAGGGAAAGCGCGATCCAATTGGTGACGTGCCGCCCGCTCAATTAAGAGGCCTTGAGGCATTTGTTCGAGAAGTTAACCGCTACGCTGGCCTCGAACCGTCAGTAGAGAGCATCAGCGAAATTCGTGCAGGCTTGTCCGATGCCGCGCTTAAGATGTTGCGAAGCGTTGTAGTGGATGATTAAGGAAGTCAGCTTTTCGAAAACCTACAAGGTTTCAGGAGACCCCAAGGACGCGTATTTCGCGCAGCTTCCCGCAAACGATCTGGGCGGGCTATCCACATTTCTCAGAACCCGCCAAAAGCAATTTGCCAAAGCTCGAATTTTGGACATCGGCGCGAATATCGGACTCGCGGCACTCCTGATGCATGACATTCTTCCCGAAGCTCACGTTCATTCGTTTGAACCAAGCCGCATCAGCTTCGCCTATCTGGAAGCAAATCTAAAACAAAATGGCGTTCTCGGTCGCAACGTAAGCGCGCATCAAATGGCTATAGGAGCCGAGACAAAAACCGAGAAGTTTACGGAGATGCCCGGAAATCATTCGGGCAGCAGGATGGAAGACAAGCCCGGATCATACGATGTTAAACAAATGTCGATCGACAATTTTGTTCGTCAGCACGACCTCGGCCCCGTTGGGTTCATCAAGCTTGATGTGGAGGGATACGAGATTGCTGCGTTGAAAGGCGCCAGCCACGTCATCAAACATCACAACCCCGTCTTTCTCTTCGAGTGCAACCCGATGGCGCTACGGATGTCGGGGATCTCCTTGTCTGGCTTCCTTGCGAATGCCACGACACATCTCAATTCAGCGCTTTTTTCCGTCGAATATGAGGGACCGGCCAGCCCATTGCCTTCCAGTCCCGAAGATGCAGCGAGATTCCTTGAGAGCTTAATGACGAACGATCATCACGTCTTCGATCTGGTAAACCGTCTCGATTAGGCAACTGCAGTCACATTGGTCCCGGCAATTTTCCATGCCGTTCCGTTATGCGTGACTAGACCACCCGTCCCCGCGCCAGAACCTTCCTGCGTTCCAGCGCCATTGAATACGCGGACATTGGAGCAGAAAACTGTTAGACCCGTTGAGCCAGATGGAAGCGTCGCAAAGGTAAACGACGGAAACTTAATCGGGGCGGTGAAATCCGCCTTCGATTTGTCCATAAGAACGATGTTTACAAATCCCTCACCACGAAATTGGTGAGTTCCGGCTGTCCCTGGGCTGTCATAAGTTGCCGTTGCGCCGGTAAATCCAAATCCAAAATTATTCCCGCTAGAATTTGATAGAGAGAAATTCGATGATGTGCCGCCGCTGTTGATCAACACATCCCGGAATGTCTGAGTCCCGGTAAAAGTCTGAGCCGCATCGGTCCGCGCGATGGTGGCGCTGGCATTCGGAAGCGTGAACGTCTTTTCTGACGTTGTTGGGCCGGTGAATTTCGTAAAGCCGTTGCCGGTGCCGCCATAGGTCGAGGCAATGATTTGCGTCAGCGCCGCCGTGCCATCGAAGTTGTTTCCATAGATCGCGCGGGCGGTCGCCAGTGCCGTTGCAGACGCAGCGAGGGTTGCCGTGCTGGCATTGCCAGTTACGTTCCCCGTTACGCTTCCAGTAAGCGGGCCAACAAACCCCGGCGCAGTTAAGGCGGTCGGAAGCTTGTTCGCGACAGGGAATGTCGCGCTGATGTTGCCGAGAATCGTCTTGTTCGTGCCGCTGCCGCCATCAAACAACGATCCGGTAATACTTCCGTTTAGATTGTTGTGGGAGATGTCGTAGTTGTCTGAGCTGCCCGTCGCTATGTAAATATCATACGAACTGGCAGGCGTCGTACCCGACCGCTTAAAATCAGTTCCGACGAACTTGAAGTCCGTCGTGTTAGCATCGATCAGCGCTCCATAACTCGCGTTTCCATCGATCACGCCGCCGAGGTAGCGGAAGTTCTTAACTGCCGAGTTGAGGTGCACACCGTAGGTTGCGTTAGCGATTGCGGCGTGACCCACGAACTCGATGTCAACGCCCTTGACTATGGTTACCCCTGCATCGAGAGACGATGTTGTCCAGCACCCAATGCAGCGTAGCGTTCTCACAAACTCAATATACATGCCCTGATTGGTCGGGGCGTCTGCGATAAGCTGCGTGAACCATATGTTCTTTGGCGCCTCGTTCCCCCCCGTTCCTGACGGGTTGGCGATGTAAAGGCACTGATTCAGCCCTCTGCTCTCCAGAATAATATTCGTGCCGTAGATGCCCTCCGCATGATCGGCAATGTAGATGCCGCGCGAGACGCCGCCTGGTGTCGCGGACGAACTCACGTTGATATTTATAAGGAAGACGTTCCCGACAATATTGCTCGAATCGATGCCTGCAAAGCTGAGGCCGAAACCGTTTGCCCCTACTCCGAAGATTTTGATGTTCTCGAAAGTGTTAAAAAAGCCGCTGTTAAGAGCAATGCCGCAAAAGGTACTATCGCGAGTCTCGATGTCTCTGAACGTACTCCTATAGAGCGCGCCGCCTGCGGTGGCCCTCAAATTGAGCGAGACGCCCGCCGTCTTTGTGACTGTGGAATCTAAGATGATATTTGAGACAGAGATTTCGCTGAGGATGTTCGCGGCGACGTTCACTCTTATGATGTCATCGGTAAGCGATGTCGTCTTAATGGTCGCCTTCTGAGCGCCATCCGAGGTCAGTGTAATGCCGCCAGTTGAGATATTGATCCTGGCATCGATGACAGTCACCGACCCAGACGGGAGAACAAACGTCTTCCCGGAAAATTCGGAAAGGATTGCGTTGAGGATCGTCCGGTTGCTTGATGCGTTTGCCGTGTCGCCGTCGCAGACGACACCAAAGGCCCTAACACTCAGCGTGTCAGATTCCGCGATTTCCCACCACGCATCGTCGAGAGATTGTATCTTTCCACTATGCGACGGCTCACTAAGTGCCCGCGCGTAAAGCGCACCACCGCCGTCGCCTGGTTCGTAGTAGCCAGTAGTTCGCAGCCAATCTGCGTTTGGGTTGATGCTGGTTGCCCCAACCTCTGCTACAGACCCATACTCTGGCGCAAGCACAGAAGCGGACAGGTCGGATTCGCTGATAACGGACGCGCCGATATGATGTTTGTCAGCGAATATGGCAACCTTGCCCGGAACACCCACGTTCGACTCGGGTCCAACAACGTCCCCAAGTACACCAGCATCAGGCGAAATCGTGTAACCGCCGTTGGCGCTAACGACAGAGATACCGCCCGCTCCCGTCACGCTCGCAGGAAAGCGAACATCCATCTTCCCTTTGATAACGGCCTTCGGGAAAACTTTGACCTTAATCGTTGGGGTACTCATACGCGCACCACCCCTTCGCGGATTTGCACTTCTCCGGTAAAGAGCGAAATGGTTTCATCGTTCAAAACGTACAAACCGCCAATGTCATATTGGCCCGCGCAGATGTTCGACATCTCCGATGCGGGAATAAGCATCTGGATAACGCCGAGCGAAAGAATGGTGAGTTTGCCGTTGTCGGTCGTGGCTTCGATCTTTAAGCAGCCCTGCTGGTCGCGAACCTCGACCTCGATGGACGCCCCGGTGAAGTCGATAAGGTCGCCAGTATCGCCGTCAGTGAATTGGAAGTTGGTTTTCCAATCCGCGCGATTTGTGGTCGAGGCGTTTAGAGTGATGCCCATCTAAATGCCCCTCACAGCTTACGGTAGAACGTGCCAAGCACGGTCTTTTGCACGTTGTTATGGGCGGTGCCGGAGCCTTGGGTGTTGGTTTTGTTCTGTGTGCCGCCGCCAGCAGTCGCGCTGCGGACTTGCAGGCCGGTGGTCGAGGAACTTGTTGAGGTAGGACCAGCGCCTACAGCGCCACCGGACCCAGCGCCGCCTGCCGTGGACGTGGCTCCTAGCGGGACAGTGTGAGTGTGGCCGGGATCGTTGAGATAAACATCGTGGTCATGTGAAGCATGTTCACCTGCTGTAAGGGCATGTGTAGCCTCACCCAACACCGAGCCAGCGTCAGTGACAGACCCAGACACAACCGGAACGTTGGCCCAACGCGATGCCGCGCTATTGCCCATGTCATCGAGGCCGCCGGGAATGTAGCCGCGCTTATCGGGGAGTGTAATATTCTTGTTCGCCGCAAAGTCTGCGGCAGCATTGTCACCGCGCCCTGTCGAAACCGGGCAAATTGTGTTGGAAAAGTTGTTCCAGAGATATGCGAACAGTGCCGCTGTGTCCGCATTCGCACGCTCAGTCGCGCCTGATGTCGTTGAACCGATAGACCGACCGTTATCGCGGACCCAGCCAGTGCGCGTGCCCTGCACGTCGAGCCAAAGGCAGTCGCCGGTCTGGAAAATAACGGTAGGGTCTACGCCGCCGCCGCCGCCGCCGCCCGAGGATGGACCAACAACCAAAATGTTATCTTGTGAGTATTGCTGGACGCCATTTTCATCAAGAATACGGACTTTGATTTGCCCGTCAGCGAGGTAGAATGCTGGCATCCTCGCGCTGGCATCCAGCGTAAAGGGGTATGGAAGCGGCGCAGTAAGGTCGGCGTCGTAGTAAGCATTTTGCGGATCGGAGGTTGTACCGGCAGCAATGAATATTACTTGTCCACCAGCCAACAACTGTCCTGTGCTTCCGAACAGGGTTTGCATCGAGAGACTAATTGACCCGGCCATCTAGACCCTTCCCAAAAAGGAAAAGCCCCGCGCGAGCAGGGCTGTTTTTGATTTATTGCGTGGTGGTTGTGTTACTGGCCTGGTGGCCGTGGAACGTCTGGCTGATCGTTGGCGCGGCCTACGCCCGGAGATTGAAGCGCTCGCAGGAAGTCGGTCGTGGAGAGGTTCTTCACGCCCAGCGTACTAATCAGGTTCTTTGAAGCGGTATTCAGCGCAGACAAACGCGCAGGACTTGGCGACCGCACGATGGCTTCATTCGCCTTCGCCCATTTCGCGATAGATGCAGCCGAGGCTGGTTTTGCCAGAGCAACCGCCAGAGCGCGGCCACCCAGAACCGTCGTTAGCGTGGTCAACGGCTCCGCAAATGCACCAGCGCCGATCAGGCCGCCAAAGCCAGCCCTTGCCGTGCCTGACGGGTTGGAGAACTTCTGCAATTCCTTGAACCGACTTGATACCTTGGCAATGTCGTCTAGATGGCTCGCCAGTTCGCTCTTGCCGCCAGAGCGAAACAGGACATGCTTCCCGGCGTCGGAAATCTTGCCATAGGCCGTAATGAAGCGCTGCGGGCTGAAATCGCCTTCAACATCGCGACCCAGCCTCCCCACAATCGTTGAAGCTAATTCGTTCCAGTCATCCGCGCCGATAGCCTTACGGGCCTGTGCCAGCTTTGAGATGTCGGCGCGTGACGTGCTACCGGCCATCGCCTCGATGCGGCTCAAAACCGTTTCCGCAGGAGCATTGCCATCAGAGCCGACAATCTTCGCAAGCGCCTCTCGGCGGTCGGAGACAAGTCGGTAATACTGATTTGCGCGAGATAGCGCCGCGCTTGCCTTCTCGCCTCCAGCCGCCTGAACTGATGCTTCCAGGTCTTTCGTGAGAGCGCCATAGATGTTCTTCAACTCACCGGCAGAGACGCCTTCCGGCAGGATGCCGCGCGCCATATCCTCGCCAATGCTTGTGCGTAGCGTCTTTACGCCTTCGTAGGTCAGGCCGTCAGACCGCTGCACGGCTTCAAGCACTGAGTCCGTGGCCTTGCCAGAAGGCAAGCCCGCCGCCGAGCGCTTCGCAGCAATTTCAGCGATGGTTTCGCGCGTCGCATTGAGCGGCGTCTTGACGTTCGGATCAACAAGGCTGTCAACACGGTCATAGAGCTTGCTGGCGTTCGCCGCGCTCTCGCCCGTGATCCAATCCTTAACAGCGGTGCGAGCAGTATCGCCCGCCTCGGCTACTGACTTGCCGGAGCCAAAGCCCTGCGAGACTTCATCCGCCTTCGTGCCGAGCTGCTTGATGGTTTGCTCTGCCGCCTTAACCAGCGGCGTCCCTGCAAACGGGATATTGGATGTTGCTGCTCCGGCTTGCTGCACGGACATATTATCTGTCGCAACAGCGCGCGGCACCTGCACAGGCGAACCCGCAGCAGAAAGCCGATCAGCCGCAGCGATAACTTGCTGGCCGGGGCGAAGCTCTTGCGCCGCCTCCGCGACCGGCGCAGCAATCTGCGCCGCCCTTGACGTGGGCGCACCAGAAGCCAAGCCTGTACCGAGCAAACGCCCCGCAGACGACAGGACGCCCTCGTTGGTATCCGGCGTGCGAGCAAATATCTTGATCTTGTTATCTGCCGGGTCACGCAACGCGACTTGCTTGGTCTGATCGGTCGGGATCAATTTACCCGACTGCGGATCGCGATAAAGAACCTCGCCAGCATCGTTCTCATGAACATCATCCGAGATGAAGTTCTTCATCTGGGCCTGAATGTTCGGCGTCGTGCGCTGACCAGCAGCCGAGCCTTGATTCATAAAGTCGAGCGTCAGCCGTTCGGCTGGAGCGGTCGTTTGTTCTGCCTGTGGCGGCGCGACTGGCTTTGGAGCCTTAAACGACGACGCAATCTCATCAACGGTCGAATTTTGCTGCTCCGGTGACAGCTTGAGAAAGCTGTCGTCTACCGTAACGCGCTTGCCGTCAATGTTCAGCGTCGGCATTTATTCGACACTCCACTTCACACCGCTGGAGGTGACGCCGGGCGTCTGCTGCTGCTTCTGCTTTTGGCCGTATGGCGTGACCTTGCCCGCTTCATCGAAGGTATATTTCGGCTTGTAGGATGGCCCGCCTTCGCGACCCATAGCTTCAACGGCGGCGCGCCTGTTGGCTGCCTTCTGCGCAACGACTTCCGGAGCGTCACCGACTACAGGAAAGTATTGCTTTTCTGCGCTTTCGAACTCGCCGGGCGAAATGGCAGCGCCAGATTCGCGACGAAGCTGCGCGTTTACGAAATCGCGCTTCGCCTGCTCGTACTTCTGACGATCAGTTGATTTGAGCCATGTATTGGCGGCCATGCCGAGCGGGCCTCCGCCTAACGGCAACTTCTCTACGTTGGATATTGCCGTTTGCACAAAATCCCCGCCCTGCCCCTGTACGCCGCCCTTGCCGTTGATTCCGGAGAGAATTCCCTCTGACTGCAACATACGATCGGTAAAGCCCGCTGCCTTGCCTTGATCGCCGTTGAACTTGCCGCCAGAGCTGAACGGGTTATTCGGCTGCGACGGTGCCTGTGGAGCGCCAAGCGGCGTAAGATCGCCAGTGCGCGGATTGATGCGAACAAAGCTGGTCGCGCCAGTGTTCGGGTCCGTCACTTCCTTGATGAGCGGCTTGTCTTCGTTGGCCCGCGCCGCAGCGGCCCGCTGGAGTGCAAGCGACTGATTGCGGAAATTGTCGTCAACTGCATCGCGAGAGAGTTGGCGCTGATCCAGCCTGCCCTGCCGCTCCTGATCTTGCTGGCGCTGGCCCGCAGTCATGCCGAGTTGTGCCAAGGATAGCCCGAGTTGCGGGTTGTACGCCCCAACCTGACCGCCGAGTTGCGCAAGTCCGGCAGCATCCGTAGGGACGCCATTCGCGAATGCATCCTTAAGCCCGCGCTCATTCTGAGCCGTCTTATAAACCTGCCCCAAATTCGCGAGCGACGAGAAGTCGAGCGATTGAGGCGTTGCGTAGCCGGGGAGATTCAGAGGAGCGACCGCCATCTATGCGAGCCTCACTTGAACATAGGCCAAGACTGGCCGCCGTAGTTCATGGATGATTGATTGCCACCGCCGCTGAACAGGCTTCCAAGCCCGCCTCCGCCCGCCAGACTCGTCCCGAGAGTCGCAAGCGACAATGCGCCGCCCAGCAGGTTCTTCGCGCCAGCAGCCTCACCAGCGGCTTGGTAGTTGTTTGCGCCGACGTTGCCGGATGTGTAGTTGCCCTGAAGGCCGATACGGTTCGTGGCGTCTGTCTGATAGAGATTAGCGAGATTAGTCTGGTTGCCTGCCGCGCCGCTCGCAGCCGTAACCTCGGGGCTGACAAGCCCGCCGAGTCGATCCAGCCAGCCGTTGTATTGCTGGTTCTGCGCATTCTGGCCGAACGTCAGCGCGTCCAGATCGGCGTTGCCGCTGTCGAGCATTCCGGCAGAAGCGCGGCGACGATTGAGCGTATCAAGGCCAGCATCAATGCCCGCCTGATAGCCGGGATTGGTTGTGAACGACGATTGCGCGGTCTTCGCAGCATCGGCACCATTGACGCCGAGAGCATTCAGGTAAAGATCGGTGCCAGCGCCATACTTGTTCTGCAAGCCGCTGTAGATGCCACCCGCGTTGTCAAGCGCTCCCTTGGAGCTTGCAAGCCCGCTGTCGAGCGCAGACGTGCCCTTGGCGAGATAGTCTGCATACAATGCGCGGTTTTTGTCCGCAGCCTCGCGCTCCGCGCCACCTCCAAAGAGGGTGTCGAGAAATCCCATTTGCTATGTCCTTAAGTGTACGCCGAAGCAGGCGGCGTGAAGTTCGATGTCCAGCGGGAAACGCCAACGCTGAATCGGAACTCGTCCATATAACCGTAGTTAGAGGATGTTCCGGCTGATCCTGTGCAGCCCACTCCGAATAGCGACGTTGAGTTATTGATGGACCCGCTTATTGCGACCGTGCCGCCCTCTTGCGTTCCATTTATAAAAAGTTTGATGCTATTTCCGGTTCGAACAAAAGCGATGTGAAACCAAGCAGAGGTATTGATGCTTGTCGTTCCGGTTATCGTAAACGGCGAGCCTCCGATGCAGACGTAAGCAATGATTTTATCGGAATTGTCTCTGTAAACGGCCAGCGATGTATCAGTGAACCCAGCCGCACCAACTTGGCCGCAAATGCCCTGAAAGCCGCCGGCTGATACGCCGTTTGCATTCCACCAAAGATCAACACACCAGTCCTGAGAACCGACCGTAAAGTCCGCATGGTCCGCTGTTGTAAGATTTGATCCGCTAAACTTACAGGAAGTCGGCCCAAACTTTAGGGAAGTGGAACTAAGTGCGACAAGGGCGGGATTTGTTGGCGTAAATGTCTTTGCAGCACCGCCAGCATTCACATCCGTGTAAGTCGTCCCGCCGTTCGCTCCGTCGAAGTGCAGCAGGATCTTCGTGAAGGCGTCGTTTCCAGGAGTGCCGCCGCCAGAAACGAAGCCCAACCCAAACCTGCTCATGCGATCAGGTTCCCGACCAAATCCCACGTATTGAGGGTGTCGGTGTGGACCAGAGTTCCGCCCGCGTATCGACCGGCGAGAGATTTGTAACCCGCCAACGAATTGATCGTAACGCCAGAGCCAGCGGCTATCGTGAGTTTGCCTGCGCCTCCCTGAATCAGATCAATCTGCGCTCGCGACGGAATCGCGATGGTTGAGAAAGGTTGAATGGTTGCTGTTATAGGGCTGCTGTTCGTGAGCCGGACATACTTGCCGGAATCAGCAACGGCAAAATCATACGTCGTTCCGGTCTGATCGTTGATTGAGCGCAGAATGTTAGACTTCAGCGCAATCGCAGCATCTATTGCCGCGAAATCAACGTCTGAAAGAGGCTGAAGTGTCTCAAGAAACTTGAGAACCATGTACCAGTCAGGGTTGATGCTTGTCCCGATCTGAATGGGAACATTCTGACCGGGTATCGTAACCTTGCGATCTGCCATTACCGCAGCGCGTCTGCTTGCATGTCAGCGCCCATAAACCCGAACGGCACCGAGCTTGATTCATCGAAGCGCCAGCGAACGCCCTGCACTTCTGCTTGACCCCATAACGATGACCGAACGCGGCCCGCAGACATGGCTTGTCTGCCAACCTTGATAGGCCTGCCGTTGCTCCACGACGTTCCGCCATCGCGGGAAATCGAAATCTCAATGTCAGGATCGGTCTGCACTGGATCGGTGCCGGTTGCGATACCGACGCCTTTCGTCAGATACATCTCAATCGCGTTGATGCGCAGAACCTTGGGGAAGCCGCCCAGCGGCCCGGTTTCAACCCGGATTCGCAGCGGGTCGCCCGTTTCATCATGCGTTGTCGAACTGATTTCCAGAAGATTGCCGGAGCTACGGTCGCCACACAGCCACTTGCCGAACGCATTGACCGGGAACATCCCGCGCCAATAGGTCAGTAGGTGGCTCTGGCGCTCATGCCAGCTTTGCAGAACCGTGTCGAACTCCCAACACCACGTTGGGGATTGAACTACGACGTAGCCCCTTCCCTGCGCCACATAGACCGAAACACTAAGCGTAGTGCGATCCGCTTCCGCCTCGATAAGCGTATCAAGCTCAACAGGCGAGATCGGCGTGAACTCATAGCCATCGAGACGATGCACCTTCAGGTCGTCGCCAATCGCAAACAAGCCCTTGCCCCAACCGTCTTGCGATCCGGTGATAGCGTAAGGCCCGACAATGCCGCGTGGGATGGTGGCAATGTAGTTTAGCAGGAAGCCCGTATCGTTGAACTGCCCGCCCCAGACCTCGGAGGATGAAGACCCGACCATAAGCATCTGGCCGTTGCCCAACTGGATCGGGCGATAGAGCGTGTCCGGCTTGCTTTCAGCTGTCGCTACGTCAAGCGTATTAATCGACGTCGAGTTGATACCGGAATTGCGAATCTTCCCGTCGCCGTAGGTGAAGAAGAACGCGCCTCGCATGAACTCAACAGCATTTGGCTGGCCCACATCAGCGTCGGGCCAAGACGACACAGCGCCGCTTGCGATCTGCACCACGCCATCACCGGGAGAAACAATGGCAATGTGCGGCGTCGAGGCATTGTCCCGCGCCATGATGACGGGGGCAGTCCCAGGCACCGTTCCTGTCAAGGCAGCGCCAGCGCCGCCGTTCAGGTCGAACGTGTAAACTGTATCGTCAAAGACCGCGTATAGAGTGCTGCCAACAACGAGAGCGCCGCGATAGTTGGTATCCGCTGATGTGCCGAACGACTTAAGCCCCGGCACACGCCAATAGACGTATTGGCTGCCAGCCGTCCCGCTTAACTTCTCGGGGAAGCAGTTGATCAGCCTCCCGCCTGCGGTTTGTGGCTCTCTCCCCGGCGCTGAAAGAAGGGGGAACGGTACGGCGGTCATTAGTAATAGACCGCCTTTTCAGTTTGGAACGTAGGATCACTTGCTGCAAGATAGCGCAGGCGGTTTTCGTGCTTTACGACTTCCTGCAAATCCACGGTGCTATTGCTAAACTTCGCCGCCGAATGAACGGCAACAAGTCGAGCGATGGTCTGGAAATACTTATTCGGAATATCGTCGCGGTCACCGACGTAGACAATATCCTCGATCTCCGACAACACCGGATCGATGTTCCCGTTAATCGTGTCGTATTCGGGCTGACCGAGCGCCTCACCCGCGACAGCTTTTCCGAGAATGGCCGCAACTTCGTAGACCAGGTCTTCGGCTGTTTTGGTGTCAGACATTGATCGCCCTCAAAAGAAAAAGGCGGGAGCCGAAGCCCCCGCCCCTGCGATCCCTTACGGGATGATGTAGTAGACCAGCATGTTCAGACGGCCAGTGCCGCCCGCGTTCGCCGCTGCGTTGAAAACGATCTGGTGGACGGTTTCCGCCCCCAGAGTCTTCGGGCCGCCAGAGGCCAGCACACCCGCTCCAAACAGGCGGACGGATGCGGTGTCGTTGCCAATGCCGTCGCCAGTGACGTTAACGAACACGCCCCAAGCATCGGTGTCAGCAGCGTCCACGCCGTTCGCGGCGTAGCCAGCATCGAAGTCGAGCGCTTCCGTGCCCGTATCGATGTCCTGACCGAAGATGGCAACGTCGAGAATGACGGCCCCCTTCGGGGTGCGGCACATCTGGATAACGTCGTTCTGCGCAACGGCAGAGCCGATGTTATACGTGCCATAAGCGACCTTGAGGTTGCCCGCAAAGCCATGGCCCGCGACAGGCTTGCCAGCGGCAACCTGAGCGGAAGTAACAGTTCCGATAGCCATGTGTCAGGCTCCTTATGCGTCGGTCGAGCTGGCGAAGAAGCCAGTCACAACACCGTGGTCCTTCGGGGTGCCGGTATCGCTTCCGGCAGAGGTGCCGAAGCGCATCTTGTCGATGCCATAGATCGACTCGATGGCAACGCCGCGCTTGTCGCCGTAATCGAAGGTCTGTTCCTTCGAAGTCCAGCGCTTCGCATAGGCCGCACCGACCGCCTGCGCACCGCACAGGAAGACAGGAGCAACCGTGGACGTGTCGCCAAGGCCGGTCAGGGTGGAATACTCATAAAGGTCGTAATCTTCCTTGATGATCATTCCGTTCCAGTGGAGATCGCCGCCCTTGAACAGGCGGTTGTTCTCCATTTCCAGCCGGACCTCGCGCTGGGCCTGCTGGATCGCCGCGTTCGACTGGAGATCGCGGAAGGCCAGCGGATGCGCGTACACGATGAAGTAGTGGCGACCGTTGGCTTCAGTGCGGATCGGGCGAATCTTCGGGTTCGCACGATTGAGCGCAATGAACTTCATCGTATCGAGGTTGGCGGTCGTGAGCAGTTCAGCCGCCGTGCCCTTGGTCAGAGTAGCAAGGCCCGCAGACAGATCGCCCGAAGACGCCGTATAAGCGCTGTTGGCGAAGAAAACGCGGTCGCTGTTGTTGGCCAGCCAAACGTCGGCAACAGTGCCGCCGTCAGCGGTGATGTCCGTAACGTTCATATCGACCGAGGATGTGCCATTGCTCATGCGGCCCAGCGCCCGAGAAATGAGACGCTCGGTGTCCTTGAGCGACCAATCCTTGAGGACCGACTTGGCAGCATCGCGGAGGCCAATCGCCGAGAACTGCTCATCGATTTCCGCGACGCGGACGCCGTTACGACGCTTGTTGACGGCAACCTCGAAGGAGCGCGAGGCCATGTCTTCTTCGTTGCCTTCAAGGACATCGCGGCCAGTGACGGCATCCTGCGACAGCTTGTTAACGAGAGCGAAGTTGATCCGGTCGCCCGGCTTCTTGGCGAGGTTTTCTTTGACCTGGATAATCGAATTTTCATTCGTACCCATTTCACCGGCATAGCGGTTTTCGGTCAGGTATTCGGTGAAGTACTTGTCGTCCCACTGTTCGACAGTGAGACCACTGGCAACACGAGTGTCAGCCATTTGTGCTTATCCCTTCAGGACAGACACCAGCAATCGCGCCGGGCTTAGCCCGAGCGTTGGCGATTGAAGATGTCGTCGATTGTTGACGGTCCGGACCACGCAGGGCCGGTGCCGCGATTGCCCACGTTGCGGGCATTTGCGAAGTTGGAGGGCATCGTGGCCTGACGCTGTTGCGCCTGCTGGCCTTCGCCCTGTTGAAGTTCTGCCGTGATCTTCTCGCGCAGTTCGGCTTCAACCTTGGCCTTGAAGGCTGCCGGGTCGTCTCCGATTTCTGATTGAGCGATCTGGCGCTGATGCCATTGGACAGCCGCCGCGTAACGGTTCGGACTGCCTGTCACCTTCTGAAAGTCTGCTGGATCGAGCCTGTTGCTTTTTACGGCGTCGAGGAACGCTTGCTCGGCTTCCGCCACCTTGTCATCGCCGTACTTGATACCGGCGACAATCTGCGCATTCGCCATAAGCGTTTGCGTGATCTGATCGAGTTGCGGGTTGACGGTCTGCTGCACTTCGTGCCGCGTCGCGCCTTCCGGGTTCTCGAACCAGTCAGGTTTCTGTTGAGGCTCCGGCTTCGGACCCAGCTTTTCCAGCATGGTCTGAAAGCGGCGCTCCCAAGCCTGATCGCGCTCAGTGAGAGTTTTCTCAAAGCTCGCTACCTGCTCGGTGTAGCGCTTGACCTTTTCCTTCGAGGCGTGGAGAGCGGCGTGAGGGACCATTTTCTGGCCGTTCACTTCCGTCGCCTGATCCTCGTCTGGATCGATCTGCCGCTGTTGGCCTTCGCCTTCAGCAACCTGCGCTACTTTTTCCTCAACGGCGGTGTTCTGCTCGGTCACGGCTTCGCCGCTCCCGGACAGGATATTGTCCAGAGATTCAGTCATGGCATCCTAGTTTGTGTGATTAGTCACATACGCCCGATGATCGGCGGCACCGCATGTTGTGTGAGACATGCTCTCAAACGCCCGTAACCCGGCGGCGGTGTTCGTTAAGCTGCTGGCTTTCGCGCTGACAGCTTGAAATTGTCCCGATCCATTCGCGCGCTGTGCGCGGCCTGCATGGGTGCAAGCATGGCCTCGGTCTGTGTTTTCTCCGTCGTCGCATCGTTCTTGCGCGCGTCGGACAGAAGTTTTTCGATCTCGGCAACCAATTTGGCGTCCTGCAACTGCGGCGGCGGCTGATAGGCCTGCTGCTGTTGTGGTGCGCCCTGCTCCGGCATGCCCTCCTTGCGCGCCTTGGCGACGTTGAGCATGGCCTTGGACTCAGTCTCGGCCACCTCTGCCTCAGCGCCACGCTGCTGCAATTGCTGCGCTGGCTGGCTCGCCTGCTGCTTCTGGGCGGCCCTCTGCTCCATCTCATTCAAGATGGCCTGCTTGCCCTTGAGGTTCGGAGCGGCCCGTACAATCGACTTGAACGGGATCTCGCCCTCGGTATCGAACTTCTTTAGCTCAACGAGCGACTGGAACTGCTCAAGCTGAGGCGTCAGGCTATCCGGCGCTTCATCAATGATGATGTCGCAATCCAGTTCAGCAACGCTGCCGACGATACCCTTGATCTTCTGCGCCGCTTCTGGGTTCTGCTGCATGAGCATTTGCGCCTGCTGCGGATCGACGTTCATGCCAACCCACTTAACGCTGTTCTCGTCGTCAGTGACGCGAATCCACTTCTCCGCCGTCCAGTATTGCCGGATGCGGTTCCACATTGCGCGAAACACGCGGCGGTCCAAATGGCGCAGATTGTCCATCAGGTCGCCAATCTGGATCATGCCACCCTGTTGGCTGGCGACAATGGCGCGACCGGACGCGGCATTTGAACCACCAGTCTTATCGCCCATTTCAGTGGCGTTCGGACCTTTGAGGTCAATGGCGTTCTTGGATTCCTGCAAAAGCTGGAAGTGAGCAGTCGCAAGCTGCGTGCCATCGATTGTCTCAACCGCACCGTCGCGCAAGGCACCAGGAGCAACCTCCATTGTGCCGTCAGGACGCGCCTTCTCACGCCGGAACTTCTCAACGTCCTTGATCGCGCCCTTCTCGAACAGCGTCTGGTTGGACGAGAGCAGATGCAGCGACTTGGACCGGCGCTTGTTGATCTCGTCCTGCAAGGTAATCATCTCGCGGACGAGGCCGTAGCGGTTATTGTCGCGGTCGATATACGCCGACTGGAAGATCAATTCGCAGTCAGGCTCGCCCTTGTCAGTGACGAACGGTGACGGGCCGCTCTTGAGAATGCCGCCCTTGGTATATTCCGCGAAGTACCACTTCTCGTCCCGCTTCACCCAAATCTGGCAAATGCGAACGCGCTTGCGCTTCTTGTCCGCCCATAGCGAGTGCTTCGGCTTGTCGTCGTAGGTATCGCTTGGAGCCGTAGTCAGCGTCGTATCGAGGATGTCGGCAGCATCCGGATTATCCCGGTACATCGCCAGCGCATCGTCGTAATCCATCCAGATCACAACGCCGCGATAGCCAGCATCCCCGAAATCCAGTTCGGACGAGTGCGGATCGTAGAACAGCCGATCCCACGAATACCGGCTGATCTTGATTTCAATGCCGGGCTGGCCGTTGTAGTCGATTGCCTCGGTGACAGATACGCCAATGCCGCCAGTGCCCTCAACCAGCATGTTGCGCCATACGCTTGATCGCTTGGCGTCGTAATCCTGTTCCT